GGGACCGGAACCGCCTTTATTTGAAAATGGTGTATTCACTCCATCGCCTAATTTTTTTAATGACTCCTCCATTTCCCTCTGTTCTTTATCGGCTTTCTGTCTAGCTTCCGATGCTCGTTTTTCTCTTTCCTCTGCTGACTTTCTGAGATTATCATAAAACGTTTCAGATACACCCATTACGGAACCAAATTTATTAGAATCCGGTAGCACGTCCGGATCTTTTGGTGCTTGGTAACGTTTATCTGCCATTACTTTTCCAATCTCTAATTGAGTCTTTTTGAGTTCAACTAAATCTTTTTTAGCCTTTTCAATATACGGTGCATAGAACTTAGTCTTGAACTGTGATCCGCTAAACTCTCTGAGATTATTTTGAATTTCGTCAATCTCTTCATTAACGCTCTGAGCGTAATCCTGCATTACGGTTTTATCACCTGCGAAAAAGGTTTGATCAATAAAGTTCCTGCCGTATTTGCTCTCAATTTTTTTGCGTAAACTGTCAAATTCGGAACTGTTTAAAATCTCTTTTGTAGCGATGTTCACTTGTTTATTAACTAAAATCTGTTCTGCATCTCCGGTTATATACATTTTGAGATTTTGGTAGGATTGAACCACTGTACGGAACAATGCGATCAGAGTATCCGCCCATAAGTGGAAATGATTAACGTTATCGGCTAAATCGCCGTTAATCACGTCAATATCTGCTCCAAACGCATTTGCAATCGCTTTGAATATGATGGCGATACCGTCAAACATTTTCTTAAAAGCAAAAACAAAACCCTGCCATATCGGGGTAACAACTGCGATTGTTGTTTTGATAATCTCTATTGCTCCATTCATCATTTCAGAAAACATACTAAGAATCCCTTGTATGTTTGCCTTAATCTCCGGATCTTTTAACCATGAAATGAATTTTTGGATATATTCAGTGCCACGGTCGGTTAAATCTTTTAAAAACTCTTTAACACCGGAATTGTATAACTCCAATGACAGATCGCCCCATGCGTTCTGTAAACGCTTGTATGATCCGGTCAGTCCTTGCATCTGCTCGTCTAACGCTGTTGCAAATTCAGTATTTGCTAAACCGTTGATATAATTCTGCAAAGACTCTGTATCTTTTTGAATTTCGGTTGTTGTTCCTTTAAAGGTTAGGGCGATCTTTTCTCCCTCGTCTTTTGCTGTAATACCAAAACGTTTTAAAGAATTAAAGTTGCCCTCGGTGAATTTACCCATTGCGTCTGCAAGGCTTTCAAAACTTTCTCCGGTTCCCTCTGCAATTTTAGCAAGCGAAACTAAATCATTTTGTGATGTTCCGAAATTAAAAAGTCTGAGCGTTTGAGTAGCTTTGGTAACCTCTTCAAAAGACTGCGGAATTTCATTAATAGTATTGTTTAATTCTTGGAACTGCGCTTTTGCCATTGCAATATTGCCACCAAACGATGTTGACAGATTTGAAATAGTTTTTTCGTACTGTTTGCCTACGTTTGGAATATCTTTAAAAGCATCCATAACACCGTTGATAATTCCAAAATAAAATACTCGTTTTGCAGTCCATGCAACGTAATTTAAACCCTCTTTAATGGTTTTGTTGTTGAACATACCCAACGTGCCCTGCCCCGTTTGAGTTTGGTTGTTAGCTGTTGCCCCTGCTTCATTCTGCGCGGTTGTAACTTGCTCACGAATACCTAGAAAACGTCTGAATCCGGCAGTTAAACGACTAAGCCATGAATCAGTACGCTTCATATGCTCATTGTCTCGCGCCCACGATTCACTAGCACGATTAAGGTTTGCTGACAGTTCGGTGAACTGTTGATTTAATTGATTTGTTTCGTTTGCAGTCTGTAAAGTGTTTGTTGAAATCTGTTTGAGCAGATTAATCATTTCGTTAAGTTTTGGTTCTAACTGTGATGTTAGAGACTGAGCAATCTGTTCAAAAGACTGTTTGAGTTCTTTTGTTTGAGTTAAAAATAGCTGTGGGATCTGTAGGTCCGCTATTGCCTGCTGAATCTCCCGTGTTTGTCTCGCGAGATCGGCAGAACCAAAAGTTTGAGCGAACTGTGCTGTCTGCTGTTGCAGATTACTTGTTCCGCTTGTAGCTTTTGCTAAACTTTCGGCAAAAACGGTAAAATCATCAATCTGATTTTTCAAATTGTCAAAACTGAATTTTGACATATTATTTGTTATGTCAGTTAATGATTTTGATAGAGCATTAAAACCCTCGGTGCATTGTCTTAAATACTGGGATATGTCAGTCATACCCTTTGAGACTTCGGTTGTAACAGCCGAAACTGTCTCGCCCATCTTTTTAAAACCGTCAATAAATTCTTGTATATCCTCGATTTTAAGCGACAAATTGACAATACCAGTTTCAGCCATACATAACTCCTATTTTTTCATTAAGGCTTTAAATTTTGCAATATCTGACAACGCTTCGCTCTCTGTTACACCCTCATTGCGCCTACGTTCGCATTCCATATCTTTCGCTTTTTCGGGGTTTTGTTGCTCCCACTCTTCAAAAAATATTTCCTGCCATATTAGGATCTCGCTTTGTGGTAACTGCATCACTTCACCTATTGATTTACCTATTTCACGGGCAATTCGGGCACATAGACGAATAAAGTTATCAGATTTTACGAGTTTTTTATCTCAGTTACTCCCTCTTTCGTTGCGTTATTCACCTCTAAAGTTGCCTGCAATACTTTATTGAATACGCGATCCGGCATCATTGAGATCACATCTCCGAACGTGTCCGGAGACTCTGTAGAGTTACCGTCTTTGTCACATAATGACATACAGATCAATAGACACATCTTTTCAGTATCGGTTTGTCTACTCTGAATGATTGACAGTTTGGTGAACCCGTTTAATTCCTTGACATACATTTTGCCGATTTCCGGTAGTTCTTCTGAAACATCAATCTCTTTTACTTTGAAAACACCGTTTTTCTGCTGTTTAAAAATTTCTGCGTATGAAGCCATAAATAATTTCCTTGTATTAGTTTTTTCAAAAAATGATCCTAAATAGTTTAGGATCATTTACATTATATCATTGTTAAAGTAGGTTATCTGTTATGAACCGCCGCCCTGCTGTGTATCACCGGAACCCTGCTGTCCTTGCTGTCCCTGCTGTCCCTGCTGTGTATCGCCCTGCTGTGACTGCTGAGCCGGAACAACTGCGGCTTTAGTCCAAACCGGATCACCGTTTAACTTCATAGAAACGGTAAACTTCATAAGATCTTCGTTTGTACCGCTTGAAACTTGGAAACCTAGCAAAGTCGCTTCATATGTAGCAATATCCCCAGTCTTGAACTGATGGCGGAATTTAACGATAGCACCCTCATTCGCTTTGGTTCTGAGTGTGGCTTGGTTTTCGTCTCCGTCATACCATAACATCTCTAATTCTTTATCCTCACCCTCTTTAATACCGGAAATGAAGCGTTTTGTCTGATCTTCGATGGTAGACTGATCAATGGTATTTGCTTTAGTACCTACGGTTCCGATCTCTTGAAATCCCTGCAAGTCTAACCAGTTTGTACCACCATCAATAGAAAACTGTGTGAGGGTCCCTGCCATTTTGACAGCGTTTTTTCCGGTATAGTTATATAATTCTTGATAAGCCATATGTTTTTTCTCCTAAAAAAATAGCTATTTTTTACACTCTTCAACTTTCGATTGAATCCATTTTAAAAATTTGTCTCTGACAAATCTTTTCGTATAGTCATTAGCGATACTCTTTCTTGCTTTCTGCATTAAACTTGCACCACCTAAAGATTTTTGGTATCGCTTACCTCTCCAAAAACGGTTAGTATGCGTTATAGTAACGTCATGCGCTCCACCGCTTGACAGTCTATTTACATTATTCCATCGTTGACGGTAATCGGCTATACTATTTTTGCCGTTAGTCCACTTCTCAATCTGTTGCTGATACTGAGCAATTTTTTTGCCTACGGTGCTATAAACGTAACCACCACCTTTACGGACTTTTATCACTTCGTCTTGCGGTTTGCCCTGCAATTCTGCGATCTGTTTCTTTTTCCTAGCAATGCGATCTTGCAGAGTATCAATCACACGCAAATAGTAACCTCTATTAAAATCTGATGTTACGGTCTTTGTGGCAATACGCTGAACAGCACCGCGTCTTGTTATGTTTCCTCTACCTAAACTGTGTGGCTCAATACCCCACTCTAACATCTGATAATAAGATTTAGGCTCTAATATCTTTTTTTGACTGTGTGATTCTTTTCCTGCTAAAGTTAAATTCCTTTTTGGTGGATTGTCTCCAAATAAAGCCGGAACATAAAAGTAACCGATTGCGTCACTATAACCACCCCTAGGGGTTTTAAACTTTGACGGTCTAAAGTTAGATCTAGATTTTCTTAGAGCAACTACTAACTGCGATGGTTTATATACGCTATATTGTCCCTCACCGCCTGCGTGTTTTGCTCTTAATCTAAGTGCCTTTTCGTGCCAATCCTCAAAAAACGGGGTTAAACATTCATGCAGTATTGCTTTAATATCTTTGAGATAGCTAGACTTATGATTTTTTAAATCTTTTGCTAGTTCCTCTGCATTCTTAAAAAATTTACTGCTCGTTGCCATAAAGAATTATATCCCAGTCTATCTGAATACCGAAAAATCCCTCTTCCTCAACAAAATCCATATAGTAAAAGCTATGACAAATTATCATTTGAAATGTGTCGTTATCGCCTTTACCGTTCAACCTCTTATTTAACAAATCACAAATCTTTTCGGTTGTTTCCCAGTCTACAAAACTAAATACGGTCGTTGTACACTGAACTAAATGGTAGATCGTTTCACCAGTCATTGTGGTTGTCGGTTGTTCTAAGTATCTGTTTTCATACAGCACCCCTTGATTCACATCTGAGGGTGGTATGCAGTCATATACGGGTACATTCTGATCATTTAATGTCACATCGGCTAAACAATCAGTGAATAACTGAAATATATCTTTTCTTGCCTTTGATAAACTGATCATGTTGTTACCCTTTTGTTTTGGTTAATTCTGCTATCGTAATGACAACTTACAATAATTTGTCCTTTTGCATACTTCGGTTGTATTGAGTTTATCCGGTATAGGTAACCGCCTATATCAATAATGCAATCAATATGTAAGCCACGAAAATAGCGTACTGAGATAGTATATTGCCCGTCTTGAACTTCGATCCCTGCATAGATCTGACTTCTAGCTGAAACCTGCTCTATGTAAGCCCAACACTCACGCAAAAGGTCGTAATCATCAATAGATCTGAATGTAGATACTCCGTCTTTTGGTGCATAAAATTTTATGCGTCTTGACAGTGAACCACCTTTAATATCTAAACTCATACATTCCTCTTACGGATCGGGTCTAAAAGCTGTTTAACTCCCACTGACAACGGGTGCATATCGCTTGTTGCTGTGTCCTCACGGTATCTATACCACTGACCCACAATCAGATATACAGCTTGTCTCATACTCGAATTAAAAATTGTACCGCTACTTTCCTCCGGTGGAACTTCATTCTCATAAACACGCTGATTGATATATGATTCAATGTAACTAATTGCATCATCAATGTATTCTTGAATCAGATCGTCCTCTTCGTCGTCAATTTCAACTCTGATATGTGCTTTTACTTGCGCTACTGTCGGGAAATTCATGTTTTCAACCTCTCTGTTGAACGGTTGATCCTAAAAA